AATGTTACCAGCCGTTTCGTCAAATACAACGGCTGGGGAAGTCGAAATTTCGCCTTCACAAATTTCAGTTATTGCTTCTTGATCGTAAATCTTGGCAATTCCCCATACTTCATCGCCCTTAATGTAAGGCAACATAACACTACCTACAGCACGAAGTTTAAATTCTTCGGGGGTTAATACTTGCGTTTCGGGGTGATCCATAATGACCATTAGCCCATTGCAACGCTTTAAAAACTCATCATTTAAATAAAGAGAAGGGTCACGCCAAACGTGTTCGCCAATGCTGGATCGGAAGGCTAAACCTGTCCCTGTAATACGAATGGCAAATAAGCCAATATTGGCGTACATTTGCGGACTAGCCAATACATCTTCGCTAATTAACTGAGCTATATCGGTTTCCGTTTTGGCTTTTGCTACTTTAAAAGCTATTTCCATGCCGGGGTGTAATGGTGTTGGTGGGGTATTAATATTGCACCAATCATAGCCTGTAGACTCATAGTTCAAAGTCACATTGCCTTTATCTACGTCACGCGCGATATAAGTACAAAACTGCCCATCATCAAATAAAACTTCTAATTTGCCGTCATACTCTAAACCTGTTTCTTCCTTGCACTCGCGCCTAGCGGCGCTTTCAAGGTCTGCATCTTTTTCGTTTTGGTGTCCGCCGGGTACTGCCCATGTTTGTGGATAGTCCCCGCCATTACCACGGCGAATTAGCAATATTTCTTCATCTTTAGTGACAAACATAATACCCGCGCAACGCCCCTGCGCGCCAGCGTCATTGGCTACAGGTTCAACAATAGGAGGTTCTTCAGGTACAGTTTCTACGGAATCTTCTTTACAATCATTTTCAGGAACTTTATCTTCCTCGTTCCCAAGCTTTACAATTATTTCGTCAGATTTTATGCCGTTAATGTGCTGGGCAATTTGGCGAAGTTTATCCCCAATATCTTTAACTTGAAGTTTTTGTAGCTCATGGCTTAAATCAATATGAGCTTCAGGAGTTAATAGCTGTGGGGCTTCATCGCCTTTTAACAGATTAACTTCCATTTCTTTTAATAACAGTTCGTCAAGCCATTCAAGATCGTTATCGTCTTTATGTTTGACAAACTTTTCGCCTACTGATTTCGGAATACCAATATTGGAATGACCTGATGCCGCCGCATACATGGCTTTTCGTTGCTGTTCCGATTTAAATGGCATAGGCTAAAACCCTAGTAAATTTTCTTGGATTGTAACGCTTCTTTACCCTTTTGGGTAACCATTTCATCGGGCAATTGACTAACTCGATAAAGGTACTTATAACGACACCGACAATATACCTCCTCGCCGGGCGCGACTACATTGCTAGTATATCCATCTTTTGGCTTTACATAACCATCTTTTTGCGCCCAATTATTTTGAATTAAATAAATATTCTCATCTAATTCTTTATGATCTTCACGATAGTTATATCCCGACTGTTTCCAATTACTGTGCCATTTTGCGGCAATTGCGCCATTATCTAACGCTACGATTTCGTTAATATTAGCAATTAACTTGTGGGTTTGGTCAATAATCACGCGCCGTTCTTTAAACGGGAGCATCCCTAATTCTTTTTTAATCTGCTTTTTTTCTTCTTTTTTATCGACTACTTTGCTTCCGCCGATAGGGATTGAAGTTGCCCAGCCAGAGAAGCGGCGCAACATATTGCTAATGGACTCTTCGCGGTTAAACTTGATAAGATTAACCGAAGCTAGGATGCGGCGATCCAATTCAGCCCGCATTTTTGGCTTTAATCTGTCCACAGTAAATCTTGTTACATCTTTATTGACCAATCCGCCCTTTGTTACTAAACGATCAAAAGCGCCCTTTAAAGCACGTTCAAGCTCGTTTTGGAGCTTTTCGGGTGTAATTAATGATTTTACAGCCGATTTTTTAAGCTCTTTTACCCAAAAATCGAGTCTATCTTGGCTATCGAAGCCATAAATAATAAATTCATTAATGGCGGCTGTGAGGCACTCATAGAAAGTCATTGCTTTTTCTTTACGCTAATTTAGGTAAATTAGGTTGTTCTTGAATTGGAATTTCATACTCTGCAATATCTTCCATATCCAATTGCATATTAGATTTAAACATTTCCGGCATTTCAGACAAATTGTCTTGCGCCCATTGAACTAAGTTAGCCCTATTTTGCGGGTCAATTACAGGTAAAAGAGTACGAAGTACTTCAGTCATACCTTTAAGTTTAACTTCATCGGTTTTAACCAACTCGCTTGGCGTTTCCTCGATCATAGAATCCCAAGCTGGGGTAAACGCATCTTTCCATTCGTAAAAAGCTTCTTCGTAGGTCTTTCCTGCGTACATTTCAGGGTGTTTAGCTTGAACTATTTCATAAAATTGTTTGTTCCATGCGCGATGCATGACAATTTTGTCAAAGAACTCGAACAGCGTTCTCATATCGTTGCGTAAGCCTGTTACATATTGAGCAATTGCAATTGCGTCTTGGCTACCTTCTGCAAAGCTATTAGCTAGGGCTTCATCTTTTAACAAGATGGCGGGTACGTCAGTAGCCGCCGCGATGTTGGCAATAATGTTATTCCTAGCCGTAGTCATGGCGGTATCAGTATTATTCAAGTCGATAGACTCAATATCCTCATCCACATCAATAGACAACACGTTACCTGTAGTACCTTGCTGGAGCATACTGCGCTTAATTCCCGCGCCCACTTGCATTAAGCGGTTTACGATTGAGCCAGATTGCTTTTGCTTAATAACCAGTAATCCAGCCTTAAACGTCACCAAATCGTCCGTCACCATAGATTGAACAAAAGACTTTAGGGGGTATAGGGCGCGTTGAAACACAGAACGACCTGTAAAGCCAAAGCCAGAAGATTGATAAGCTAAATAAATTGGCGTGTTATTAAACACAATACAGCTTCTTGATGGGTGATAAGGCTGACCCGCGGCAGTAATGTACGTTTTAGGCTTTTGAAAGTCTGGCGCGTTAGGGTTCTGATTGGTGACTGTTGAGCCAGCAAGGTTTAACGGATCGAGCTTATTAAAGTAAATATCTAAATCAGGCAACGTCCAAGGATCAATCGGCTGATCGGTAGGTACGCCTTCAGCGCCATAGATTACGGCGGCTACGCCATAAACCCGCTTTAAAAATGTAACGTCACGGATTACATTGGTTGCTTCTAAATCGTCCCATTCATCTTGGAACGCTTTAATCAGCATATCTTTTGGATGTACATCCATCGCCAAAATGCGCGGTTTGGATAGGGCTAATACAATCGGTTTTTCAATAATCTTAGCGGCTAAAGGGTGAAACTCAAAGATCGCTTTACAAGTCTGATAGCCTACAGGACTGCCCGGCTCTATTGCTTCCGCCTGAAGAAACTCCATCAGCGGGGAAGGTAAGCCTGTATTGGATATGGTTATTTCAGACATAGATTATTCCCTAGAAATATATTTTGCCCATAATAGCATTAGAACCCATACTTATCCCCTAGCGCAATAGCTAATCCGTAGACAGCGCAATCTAATAGATCGTCTGCTCGTTTGAAGGCTTCTTTGTCGCCAATCCGAAAGTTTGCTAGTTGGGTTAATAAATGGTTTCTGGCTGTTCCTTTGAGCGTCATGGTTTTGTTAAACGCATATTCGCTAATTTTCATTTTTTCTTGATGGTAATAGCCAGACACGTTGATTGCCCGTTCGTCTTTGCCAGATTGAGTTAATTTGCTATCAATCTCATGGACGTTCCAGCCTCTGTTTCTGCCTTGTTGGAGCAAAATTGACCCAGCGGCAGTATCTTCGATAAATGTACCTGTCACGCCGTTGCGCGACTTGCATTGTCTTGCCAATTCTTCCAATCGGCTAAACACGCTAGGAATCCAGTTTTCTAGCAGAGCGCCGTCAATATTGACCGCATCCCAATCTAAAATTGTTAAAGGTATACCTAAATGCTCGTTGTATGCAAAGTAGATTACCGCAGTTGAATCATGCTCTTTGCCACCTTTTACCGCGCAATCCATTACGGCAAACACAGAATCGCACTTTTCGGGGTACTGAATTGGCTCATGGTTGACCAGCAGTTTGTCTACGGAGAAGAACGCAATTCCTGACCAATCAATAAACTCAGCCAAATACTCTTGCCTGAACACCATCGGGTGGTTGCGGACTCTTTCGCGTTCTAGCTCATCTAATGGCACATAAGGGTTTGTACTAGTTGGCGCATGGAAGGTTGCAAATCCCAAACTGTCGTCATTACATGCCGCATAGAAGAAGTTGTCTGGATCAACGCCGTTTGGCGTACTGAACACCCACGCTATTCCGCGAGTTGTCAGCATGGTCGGCTTGATTCCTTTGAACCATACATCATCTTTCATTTGCGGGGACTTAGTAAATCCAGCTTCATCAATCAGCACTAAGTCATACTCGCGTCCGCGCCCAGCTAATTCATTGTCATTTAACGTCCAAAAGTCAATTTTGCCTTTGCCGATTAGCTTCATCGTGGCTTCGTTCTTGTTTGCCGTCTTGATGATGGGGTCGAGCATATCGCGCAAGTGATCCCAAGGCTCTGCTAACTGTTTGTGCTCGGGCGCGAAGATCCCAACAGACTTGCCGTTTGCCGCGCCTCTTGCCGCCAACCATTCTAAAAATCGAGTCTTACCCCAACGCCGTCCGCACCTTGTTACATTTAGACGTTTTTGTTGTTTGAATAGTGTTTCTTGCCCTTTATGCAATATGGGCAAATTAAAACCAATTTCAGTTGTCATTAATTTCTGGGTCAGGTAGCCAATTTCTTACATTGATAGTTACATCGCCGTTTGCGTCATTGTCTGGTCTAGCTGGTTTCCAGTTGTGTTTGTGGGTCAGTAAAAACTGTAACGCTTTTAAATCGCGTTCATCTATTGCTTTTTCATTGGCTACAGTAGATAGCATCATCTCATTCATGGCAGTACCGATTGAAATAGCGTTCGCTACGTTTTCATCTGATTCGCGCAATACGGCAAATGCTTTAGGCATGAAGCCTGAAGCGAGTGCAAGAGAGTCACCTGTAACGCCTTTAAAAGAGGCATCGAAAATTTTACCGAGTTCTTCCTCAGTAGCAACAATTCGATCTACTTTTACTTCAATAGAGAAAAAATTGGCTGGTAGCCCAAATATCTTCATATTCTTCCCTTTTTCCTCGTAAATAAGGTGAATATTAGTGCATTTTTATAAAAAGCACAAATTATGTCAAACAAGATTTACCTAGTGTAAAAGAATGTGTTGCAGTATTAAAAATTAAAAAATTTTTTTGGGTTTTATATTTAGCTTTTTTGCTGTATGCGGGTAGCTTTTTGAGTTTTGCTAACGGAGTTGCGTGGTGGGGGGATATTAATGACCCCCTTTTTCTTTTTTAATAGGCAAAAAAATCCCCATATAAATCAACAACTTAGCATTATATATAATAATTGAGATAATCAAGATAATCCGCGCAACATAATGCAACCAGCACCCAGCAGACTGCCGATTGCGTATAACGTACGTTATGTAAAACAAGAATAAAGGTTTTAAGGTCATATTGTCATGGTCTTATCAGTGCATTTTAGATAATGCTGAGTGCGGTCTGCTGGGAGCATCCAAAGGCGTGATGAAAATT